AGTATGTCCCTCCGTTAATCGTCCCTGTAGCTAACGTGCCTGTAAAAGTCAGCGCAGGTATTGTTACAGTTCCTGTGAACGTAGGTCCAGCAGTGTCTGCTTTGGTAGCTATTGCAGTTGCAACATCATTAAACTCAGTTTCAAACTCAGACCCTCTAACAATTTTAGCTGATGCTCCTGCAGATAAAAGATCTTTTGCAGCAAAGTTTGTTGTTTTAGTATAATTACTCATATTGTTTTACCTACTAGTGCAAGTACATTGATTTCTTGTATTGACAGTTCGTTGCCATTAATGCTTGTCTCCATACCTATGCTCAATGTTCCTCCACTGCCGTTAGTGTTTACAGCCGCTTTTGATGTTAAAATACCGTCTGAATACTGTGCTACTCCGTATTCATTCTCTGACACAACACCCTCAGCAGTTTCTTTTAAACCAAACTGTGCTTTTGCTTCGTCTTTTAAAGTAATGATACTTGTGTTGTACGAAGAACCAAAGTCGTAGTCCCACTTTAATAGAATGTCAAGTCCACTACCGCCTACTATCGTCGGTCTAATCTTCTTTAGAAACTTAAGTTTAGAAGGGTCACCAAAAGACAATTCAGGACTAAAGTACGTAAAACTGTAGGCACTACCGTTGTCTTGGAAACCTGTGTACTGCCCTATGCCCTGTGCGCTTCCTATGAGTAAGTCTCCGTTGTCCTTGCGTTCATAACAAGTGAAACTAGTGCCGGGCCAACGTGTAACTCTGTATGACCCATTTTCTAAAGCACCTCTTATGTCAAAACAAAAGCTCATGTTTTGGTTTGTAAAAGTTAGTAGGTAGAAGTTTGCTTCTGGGTAGTACACAGACTTGTAAACTTCGTTTGCTTCATTGATTAACTGAATGATGTCCGTAGTAATAGTACCGGACAAACTGCTTATTGGCATAGATTTTTCTTGTATTGTTCTGCCAAAGCTCTTTAGGCCAGTCTGGGAAAGAAAAATAACGTCTACACCAGTGTACTGCACTGTGTCTCTGCCTACGCAGCCAACACCTGAAATAGTGTCGGACAAAGCCATATTAGCAGGGTCATCAGCACCTGAGTAAACTACGATACTTCTCTTACCAAAAATAATCAAAAGATTGTTATGTGCTGCTAATGCAACAATCTCGTCGTGACCATCAGGCCATACTTTAGCTATGTCAATGGAGCCAGAGGTTCCACCGGACCACTTGTGGCCTATCAAAAGGTCAGACCAATAGATAGTTGACTTGTCTGTAGCGAAGTCAGCAGTCCAGAGTCTACCGTAGGCTGCTAAGACTTCATTGCCGTACATCGCTGAAACAAGACCTGATGCACTGTTAACAGAACTCAAAGTTACTACACTACTATTAGCGCCTCCAGATGTCCCTGAAGCAATTACATTGTATATCAGAGGCTGAAACCCACGCTGAAAGAAGTAGATACTGTCGTTAAAGTTGACCATCTTCCAGTCGTCAGCGTTAATTGTGTAACTACCCGGAGTCTCATCAGCCAGCGTGGTTGTGCCGCTGAGTATCTTGTTGTTGCCCACAGAGAAGATCTTAGTGTTACCAGCGTCGTCCCTGAACTCTTTTATAGCACTTAGGGAGTCACTACCTAACTGCGTCTTGTTAGTAGTCGTGACGTTAAGGCCCTTACGTGCCGCTATACGCCCTCTTTTGTCAATCACTGCATTGTCAGCAGTCTCAGCAAAGGAAGGGTCCTGAGACAACGGTGAGTCCTCAGTGTTGATACCCTTGAAGCCCGGAGCTACAAGATTAATACTTTTGAGTTCTTGTGCCATATAAGTACCTTAAGGCGTGTAGAAGATAGTTTCTTCAGGGTGTCTAGCAGCGTCCATTGCAATAGCATCTGACAAGTACTTGTTAGCCATAGCAAAGTATTCCTGAGTAGAAGTACCTCCGGTTTCACCACGCTCACGTGCAGCAAAAGCTACAGCAAGATGTACCACTGGCATCGCAGGTATCTTAATAGTGTCCGTGTCAGCACTTAAGTCACCGTTACGTAACGCACAGTTAAACCGTAAGGAGTAAACTGCGTCAGGCTTAGGGTAGATGTCGATTAACGTGTCACCGTCTGTGTCAACACCGTTGTACGTGTAGTACACAGGTGCGCCAGAGACAGGGTTACCTAAGAGAAACTGTGAGTCAAACCAGTTGTTAGTCTGGTAAATCATAGGAAGGTTAGACGTGTCATTTAATACGTTTAGTTCCTTGATGTTGTTCTGGCTGCCAGTCAAGGAGTAGTTAAAGACTCCAGAAGTAGTAGTGATTGTAAGTGTAGTCCTAAGTGCAGACCAATCCCACGAGTTTTCCACAAGGTCTTTAGCGTCATTAACAAGGTCACCTATAAGTTTACTGTAGGAGTTAGTTTGCACAGAAGTTACTTCTGTTTCCCTCAGCCTCCTAAGTACATTGTTGACTAGATCTTTGTAAGTCATTAGATCATTCCTTTAAACAAACTTTCATTAATAATACGGTCTAGCTCAACAGTGTAGTCTTTAGGCTGGTACTGTACTCCTACAAACTGTGGTAGCTGGTAACTAATACCTCCCATGTATCCGCCACTTGTTGCGTTTCTTCCTGCTGCCCCTGCTGCTCCAGTTGCTCCAGTTGCTCCATCTTCTCCGTCTTCTCCTACGAGTCCATCTACACCATCTACACCATCGATACCGTCTATACCATCAATACCCGGAGTACCATCAGTACCATCTATGCCATCAGTACCGTCTATGCCATCAGTACCATCTATGCCATCAGTACCATTTCCATTGCCACCCTCATCATCTAGGTCATCATCATCGTCATCATCGTCATCATCGTTTATTACAGTAACAACTCCATCGTCATCAGGTATACCATCTCCGTCTAGGTCATTAGGATCAAAAGGAGTAAGTCCTGTGGGTATGTCATCATCATCATCATCGTCATCTATAATAACTCCATCGTCATCATCGTTTATTACAGTAACAACTCCATCGTCATCATCATCGTCATCATCATCTATAATAACTTCTTCGTTATTATCTAAGCCGCCACTTACAACTTCCCATGAAGAACCATCTTCACTTAAAATATAGGTATTTCCGTCAAAGCCAACTATTGCAATAATGTTTCCTTCTTTGTCCGTAATTGATCTACCCGCTGGTGGTTTAGAAGTAGGTTGAGTGTCGTCTTCTTCTTCATCACTATCACCATCAGTTAAACCAAGACCGTCGTCATCTGTAGTGTCTCCAAGACCGTCGTCATCAGCAGTGCTGTCTGCATTTATGTCAGCTACTTCTGTAAGCTCAGGCTCTCCTGCTTGATTAAAAATAAAGTCGCCTAGGGCTCCTTCAATAAGAGTACCGGAAATAGAACCATCTTCTGTTATACCTAGTTCATCAAGAACAACTTGTCCTGCGTCTATTACGTCAAGAACAACATTTCCTTCACCGTCTGTAAAAATGTTTCCTATTGTGTCTAAAGTTCCTCCAATTTCTGCTTTAATTTCACCAGCAGCAGTTATCACAGAATCAACTAAAACAAAGTTACCGTCTTCGTCAAAAATAGGAAGTTGTATCGAAGTCCCATTTACTTCAAAACCTACGGGTATTTTAAGATCTAATGTTACTCCTACTTCTGGGTCAAAAGTAACAGCAATAGGCCCCTTAAGACCTTCCATAACACTTGATTCAAGTATTTCTAAAAAATCGTCAGCCGTCGTCGGAACACCTGAACTGCCAAATATAAGTTTTTTTACTGTGTCCGAAAGCCCACCTAAAGCTTCTTGTATATCTCCCCAGTTCTTCTTTACTTGCTCTGTAGATAAATCACCTATAGACGTTGATTCTTCAGGTAATGAAGTTGCTTCCGTAATAAAATCATAAACAATGTCTTCAGAGCCTTGTACAACGCCTCTGTTGCCTTCTTCCCCTAAAATTTGTTTTACTTCTTCGTCAGTAGGTCTTCTTCCTAGCTCTTCCTTAAAAATTCTGTTGAGGTCTTTTACATTGACAGTGTTTTCGTTTACATAGGTTCCTACTTCTCCTGATAGCACCGTTTCTAAACTGCCTTCAGAAGCTCCCTCAAGTTCATTAATTCTTGAAGTAGTTAGTATGTTTTTTATTTCTTCTGGGGTTGCTTCGTATCCTCGTTGTGCAAAGACGTCTTTTACGTAGTTTATATCACGAACACGTAAACCGTCTATAGTAGCTTCTGCTTGAGTAACACTGTATTCACTTTCTGTGTCAACTACAGGCTGTTCTTCAGGGACCCACTGCCCACTTTCGTCTTGGTTATAACTTACGCCGTCATATCTTATGCTTGCAAGATTTCCTTCTTTGTCGTAGATTCGTTGTGCTGATTTACTACCAAGCAGTTCTTTTTGGGAAGGTCCTGTGGTTTCTGCTACAGCGTTTGGAGTATTTCCTGCTTGATAGTCTGCATATAAAGAATCTATTATTTCATCAGAAAGTGTTTTATTAGGGTTGGAAGACTGCGGGTCATCGCCTTCACTTGCCCACTCATAATACAAATGTCTGGCTTCTTCTCTAGTATAACCCTCATCAATTCTTGCTCTTATCCAAGCAGATTTTTCTCTAAGTTCTTGCCTAGCTCCTGCGTTCATAGATCTAATTTGGTCAATAGTTGAAGCAGTCATTCCATAACCTGCGTCAAACATATTTCTCAAAGCAGTTACTAAGTCAACATTATAATTCCCGTTGTCTTGTATTATTCCAGCAGACCTCAAAATTTCTATTTGAGCCGCCGTTAGCTGACTTAAAAAATATTCTAAGGCTTTTATTTCCCAGTTAAAGTCTATATCGACATTAAAATCAACAGGCATAGTACTCATTACTTAGACACCCCTGATTTCTTCTCGTAAGTTCTCATTGCACCTAAGCCTAACATTCCCATTAGCACTGGCATCATTGTCTCCAAAGGCACCAGAGGTATCACTATGTTTAACTCAAGCAGAGCCAAAACAAAGTTGCTAAACGGGATAGTAATAAAGTTTCCAAACATGCCTAAGACACATACCCAGCCTACTGCCGGTCTCCAACCTGCCACAAATAGTGACTTGTGTGCTGCTTCTACTTTGTTGACCTCAAGCTGGGCCTTAGCAAGCTCCTGAGCGTGATTCTGAGCCATTGTAGCGACTTCATGGGCTAACTTAGCCTTAGTGTCAGCATCAGGTATAAACTTGTCTAGAAGTCCTGTAACAGGCCCTATGAGCTTATCAATCATTCTTCTTGTTCCAGAGTTCAAACAATGTCTTAACTTTTTCTTCCACTACGTCCATACGGGACATAAGTTTACCTATTGTAAGGACAAGGATAATGAAACCTACAAATATGGGCCAGATGGAACTAATTAAATCAACGTACTCCATCTTCACACTGGCCTGTTTTAATTTCCAAGTCGTTTATCTTTGTTCTCAATTCTCTGACTTCTTCTTTCTGTTCTTCCAAAGCCATTATCTTAGCGTTCTGGATTAGGTCATCCGGCAAGGCACCTCTGAGTCCCAGAGGCCACTCACGTACAAATGCTGCGTTTTCCTTTATGGTCATGTCCTGTATAGACTGACCGTGTTCTAAGGTAGTTATGCGACTGTTCAACGTCACATAGGCTGCGGTAGCTACAA